AAGACGCGATTACGCAGGCCAAGACCAGATGCCAACGATACGCAGAGAAAAGGCTATACGATTCACAGGGCAGCAACGGAGCAAAATTCAGTCTGATGAATAACTTCGGATGGAGAGATAAACAGGAAGTAGAGAGCATCAACACCAACCTAAATGCCGACATTAGCGAAATGACAGACGAGGAACTAGCCGAGCAGGTTCAAAGGATGCGAGAGGCAGCAGCCAAAGGGGAATAATCCAGCGTTAAAACATGACGATAAATGAACATTTAACGCATTGTATAGGAACGCATACTGCAAAGCGAGTGATACCACCGGTTCCCGGACTTTGCAGCGTTTCTATTATCGTGCATCGTGCTATATCTCCCTATTAATGCGGCTATTCTCAATTAGAACAGCGGCAGCAGGCCGGGCCCTTTGTTTCATTGTATGCAGCATGACACATAATAATATATACATACACAACAGAAGAACCAAGGCAGGAGGGAGCAGCAGCAGAACCCGGGAGGCGGTGCCATTGCTCAGGTTCAGGCCCCCCCACCCCCATAGACCGGGTACCAAAGCCGGGGAGCGGAGCGAAAAAAATACCTCTACCAGCTACCGAACACATTTTCACACAAAGGAGACTAATCCATGACAAGAGAAGAAGCGATAACTATATATCATCTAATCAGAGAAGAATGTAAGTTACATAAAGAAGATTGTTCTGATTGTCCGCTTTATTATGAAGCAGATAATCTTAAAGGTTGCATGGCAGAACAAGCACCTGTTTCAATGTGGGATGGTGATAATCTGTAATTTATGAGATTATAAATAGTGTTTTCTCTATTACAAAAAAATAATATATAAATTTCATGCACATTTAGTAATAACCACTAAGGTAAATCTGCATGGTCAAAACGAGCAAAGCATTGATATAACAAGTCTAAGTGCTATTTTGAAATGGCGTTTTTTTGGTATCAAAGTAGCTATTTAGCACCAAAAAAAGTGCATCGTAGAGGAGATGTATCATGAACATTAAAACAACAAGGCTTACTAATCCAAATGGAGAATTGTTAAGTGAACAGATATCTAAATACAAGAGTGTGTTTGAAGATGATGAAGGATATTTGTTCTGGAATAAGAAGGACTACACTAAATCATTTCAAGATGTTGAGTACCCAAAGGAACTAACAGACAGTGAATTAGGGAAGATTACAAGGCTTACGAAGAAAGTATATGCAGATACTAATATGATAGCTTACAGGGGCAATGGTGGGAGAATAAAAGCATATACAGATGAACAGATAAGTGGATATCTAGAATTGGGATTAAGGCAAGGCAGAAGATTTCTTACTAAGATGAATAAATTAGGTATTATCATTAAACACAACAATAAAGGAACTACTGAATACTATTTCAATCCTTTATATTACTTCTCTAATAACAGGATAAACCTTGATTTATACCTAATATGCAAAGAACAGTTGGACAAAGTACTACAAGCATGGGTAATAGAACGCTATATGTTGCTTGTAGACGAAGATTAAAAGGAGGTTGGCTTAGATATGTCAACAAAGATAACAAGTTATTTACAGGCTTTTGATTACATAGGTGTAGTTTATACGGATAAGGTTAAGGCACGAATGAAGGAATATGAGAAAGAAGGACATACCGAGAAAAGTATCTGCTATACCATTTGGAAGAAGTCGGATAAACTAATGAGTTTTAAAGACGATGATAGATTCTGGGGAATATTTGAAAATGAACTCAAGAAGTATTCATGGACTAAGGATGATTCTAGATGGAAAACCTACAATGCAAAGAAGGTGATGTAATGACTAAGAAGAACTGTGAAAGTTACTTTGTCTATGTACATGAAGGAGAGATATGAGAGAAGATTTAATTAAAGAACTAGCCCTCCTGAAAGAAATAGAAACCCGAAAACGCAGAGCCGCAGCCTTAGAGAATGACTTATTATTTTTCAAGGAATACATAAAAATAGTCAACAAAAACGGTGAGGCAGTATGTTTTGAACCCAACGCAATACAGCAACAGATAGATGCTAAGATAGAGGAACTAACATTCCAAGGTAAGCCAGCAAGAATAATAGTATTAAAGGCGAGACAGGAAGGAGTATCTACCTACACGCAGGCCAAGATATTAAAAAAGACAGCTACACAGGAAAACAGAAACTCTTTGGTAGTAGCACACAGAGACGATTCTACCTCCGCTATCTTTGACAAGGCAAAATATATGTATGGTAATTTACCGGAGGAAATCAAGCCCCTACAAAAGGCTAGTAATGCAAAGGAGCTTATATTTGACATACCTTCATTTTATAAAGGCAACAAGAAGGGCCTTAACAGTAAGATTAAAATCCAGACAGCAGGTTCAGACAGTATAGGAAGGTCCGATACTTTTTACTATGTTCATTTATCAGAGTTTGCATTTTATCAAGGGAACCCAAAAACACAGCTTGCAGGTATTCAGCAGGCGGTACCTTCTATACCGGGAACTATGGTTATTATTGAGAGCACAGCTAATGGCTACAATGCTTTTAAAGAGTTGTGGGATTCAGCGGTTGCCGGAGAGAATGACTGGGTACCAATGTTTTTTGCATGGCACGATTATATTGATTACCAGATACCATGCGAAACTAAAGAAGAAGAAAGAGAAATAATGTCTAATCTCAGCGAATACGAAACTAGCATAGTGGACCTATTCAATCTATCTGCAGCACAGATAAAATGGTACAGATGGAAATTAAGAAATGACTGTAACGGTAGTGTAGATTTAATGAAACAGGAGAACCCTTCATATCCTAAAGAGGCATTCCTATCTACAGGCCGGCCAGTATTCCCGGTTCAGAAAGTTGAAATGAGACTGGAAGAATTGAAAAAACTTTATAGTACAGAGCCCCCAGCAAAAGGTAGATTCAGTTTTCAATGGGATAATGGAGACACTAAAGGCAAAATTATTGATGAAAAAATTACATGGACACCAGACAAGGCCGGAGTAATCACAATGTATGAGGATGTTCAGCCGGGCTACCACTATGTAATAGGCGGTGATACAAAGGGAGAGGGCAAGGACTTTTATACTGCTACAGTAATCAATAACATTACCGGGAAAAGAGCAGCTACATTAAGATGGCAGATAAGCAACAGTAAACCGTACACACACCAAGTCTATTGCTTAGGCAGGTATTACAACGATGCACTTATAGGAATAGAAATGAACTTCAACACAGCCCCCATAGAAGAATTGCAGCGGTTACAATATCCTAGACAGTATCAGAGACAACAATATGATAATTTTTCCAAGGAATATCAGAAAAAATACGGATGGAAAACTGATGGGAATACGCGCCCCCTCATAATCGACAAGGCAATAGACCTGATAGAGAACAACATTGACCTATTTACTGATATAGTCATGTTGGAAGAATGTACTACATTCGTATATGATGATAATGGTAGGCCTGATGCAGCAAGCGGAAAACATGATGATGCTCTTTTGTCAGATATGATAGCAAATGAAATCCGTAGCCAGCAAAACTTTACACTATTAACGGAGGCAAAACCTAAAAAACTAAAACTGATTGAAAAATTAGGGCTAGGAAGAAAGGAAACTGTAAACCGATGGTAAGCAATAAAGAAATATTGGATATGCAGCAGGTGCTACTAGATGAAATTAGAGAGGTCCGGGAAGAAAACAAAGCTATCCGGGATGAACTGATGAATATTAAACTCAAATTAATTGACATAGATAACAAAACACTAAAACCTAGACTTATTGATAAATTGGAGGTGGAGCGGTGGTAGTAAAATGTTTCAAATGCCCGGAGCATGGGGAATTTGACCACGAATGTAATATGAATGATGAATATCCAGTATGTCCTAAATGCGGCAAGGAAGTTATAAGGGTTTTTAAATCACCACACTATCAATTCAAAACAATAGGATTCGCTGGGAAAGGATGGGCTTGATGGGAAAAGTTAAAGATACAGTAAAGGCAGTAACCAAGGCAGTAAAAAAAGCGGTAAACGCACCAGCAGACAATATTTATTCTATGGCCACACAAGAGGACCGAGAACATCGTTGCTCAGAAGATTTTTATGCCTCAAAGAACAACAAGGCCGGGACCGTTACTAAGTGGAAAAGGCTAGACGAGTATTACAATAACGAACACTATACTAAAAAGCAGATTGAGGAATTAATCGCAGCTAATAACTGGAACTTTGTGCCGCCAGTATTGCCGGACCCCTTCATTCAGGTAGAGAGCCAGATAGATGCAACGCTCCCACAGGCAGAATTTAGAGGCAGAGACGATGATAAAGATAGTGCCAAGGCCAAAGAAAGACAAGCTGTAATGGAGTATATTTGCTACAACAACAAAATCAAGCAGATGATTCCTGAGAACGAAAGGAACCTGAACAAGCTAGGCAACGCATTTTGGAAAGTAGCGTTTGATGGCACAATCAAAGGGTTCGGCTATGTAGGAGATATAGTTATAGGTAATCCGGCACCAGCATACATATTCCCGGACCACTCAGCTTATGATATTGACGATTGCGAATTTATCATTTATTCCTACAGGCAGCATAGAAGGAAAGCAAGAAGAATTTATGGAGCCATCATTGATGAATGCGGCAGTAATGGATTTATCAAAGATACTGAAATATTCGACAGGTCAGAAAACAACTTGACCATGCTAGATGATACAGTACAGATAATCGAATATTGGTACAAAGACGATGAAGGAGACATAGCCTGCAGCATACAGGTAGACTTTAAGGAAGTTAAATACATCCCTAAGTATTGGATTAATACTAGAAACAGCGGAAACCAGCGTTATCCTTTTATCAAATACTGCAAAATTCCAGTAGACCAGAGCTTTTGGGATAAAGGCGAAATAGAGACAATCATAGATTTAGTAGATGCAGCCGACAGAGAATTTATGTCAGCCCTCCTAATTGATATGATGCAGCCTGCAGACATTATAGTTTATGAGCCAAACGCACTTGCAGAAGGTGAGACTATTTCAACAGGTCCTAATGCCATGATTAAGATGAAGGACAATAGGATTGAGGGAATAAGGAGGCTAGGAAACCTAGGTACAAATTTCAATGCTTTGCAGATGATTGAGTTCATCCACAAGAAAATCGAGGAAACAACAGGCAATAGTTTAACTAATAATGGACTGGAACCTACCAAGGTAACTACAGCATCCGGTATAGCCATGATGAACGAAAGAGCGGATATGAGAAAAAACATTAAAAAGGCCGACAGATTGACAGGTTTTGAGAAACTTTATGAGCTTATCGACTGGACCGCACTTGAATTTTACAACACCGACAGGGTAATAATGATTCGTGGCCAGCAGGAAACTCAGGATGATGGTACTTTTAATGATTCCACAGTATTCAATTCAGACAATCACAAGGTAGCAGACAAGGCAAAAGCCAAGGCACTAGCTACAAAGGGAGTAGAACAGGGCAAGACTGATGAAGAAATACAGAAGATTCTTGACGAGAATGTGTATTACTTCCCAACAGTAGATATTGAAATAGCGGTAGGCGAGGGAGTTAGCAAGAGTAAGTCATTCACGCTGCAAGCATTGAGCGAATTAATTAAATACCCTATCACAAGCCAGAATGTAAGTTTGATAAAATCGCAGGTTGACCTTCTGGACCTTCCTAATAAGAAGGAAATTAAGGATGGACTAGAAAACTTCTTTAAATCTCAGATGAGTATGCCTTATTTATTCAAGGATATGCCTAGATTCCAAATCTCATTCCAAGACTTGCCACAGGATGCACAGATTCAGGTTATGGACCAGATGGGAATTAAAAGTCAAGGCGGCCTGAGCAACGATGCTAAGGTAAAACAGAACAAGGAATTAATGGCAATGGGAGGCCAGCTAGAACCTATTGAACAGGTAGCCCCACAGGAGGCACCAGCAGGCACTCAGGTGCCAGTAGGACCACAGGAAGGGAATGTATCGACTGAACCAGAACAAGCCCCACAGGACCCACAGGGAATCCCGGAAACCGCCCCCGGAGGATTAACACCGGAACAGATTCAGCAGATAGAGGCAGATGGAAAGTTGTCTCCTGATGAACTAGCATTATTTATTCATGCTACCCCACAGCAACAGCAAGAGATTATGATAGAATTAAACTTAAATCCAGAGGCTTTAGCCGAACAAGTCAAAGCACTAGGAGGAAATCAGTAAAATGGCGAAGAAAAGTGTACCTAATATGTTAATGGCTATGATGGCGGCAAGGTCCAAGAATGCAGGAACGCCAACGCCTACAGTCAATAATCAGACAACTAAGAAGAAACCTGCAACAAAGAAAAAACCAACAGCGAATTGTTCAAAGAAAGGATGTTAAAATGGAAAATTTAGTAAACTTATCATTCGGATATGCTGTATATGCTGCAGAAATGGGTTTTAAAATAGCTAGAGAAGGATGGAACGGTAATGGAATGTTTGTATATCATGTCCCAGCATCTAATCATCCAGCCACAACTGATATTTCCAAGACAGAATTTGGCGAGCAGGTTCCTTATGGAGAATATTTAGCCATGAAAACAGTAACAGGAACAGTAGTACCTTGGCTTGCAAGCCAGACAGATATTCTTGCAAAAGACTGGAAAGTAATAAAGTAGTCTCAGGTCCTAAATGGAGGGCCATGTATTGTATAAATCCTGAATAAAAGGGTGGCAACTCGGAACTAGACGAGGAAAAAAATCAGTCTTACAAAGACTATAAAGATGGGAGAAATGTAGAATGATTGACGAGACAGGGAAAGTTGTATTTGAAGATGCGGAGCAGACCGAGGTAAATAGAATTGTTGAGGAGCGGTTATCCAGAGAACGCAGCAAATACGCTGACTACGATGATTTAAGAGGCACTATAACAGAACTTAATGCGTTAGGTTATGAAGGTAATGCCAAAGAGGTCAGAGAGGCTATCAAGGTAGCCAGAGAAGAAAGCCAAAGAGAGTTAGAGCTGCAGACCCTCCAAGAGCAGGAGGAAATCGAGGGAACTTCACCCGCTTTAGTAAAGAAAATGAAGGATATGGAAAAAGAACTGCAGACACTCAAAGGGGAAAAAGAGGAAAAAATTCGTGCCGCAGAAGAAAGGGCTCAGGCCGATGCGGAAACCGCTGAGCAAATTAGTGAGTTTGAGAATGATTATCCTGATGTGGACCTTAGAACTGTTCTAGCTGATGAGGACTTCAAGGAGTTTATGGAAAGCTCAAATCCAAAACTTACAGTCTCACAGGTATATGAAAAGTTCAATAAGTATGTCCACGGAGCGGAGAAGAAAGCCGCTGCAAAAATCCAATCGAACCTAGAGCGAAGTACAAGCTCAGGCAAGCAAAAGGGCAGGAATGATACATACGGTCTTACTGCAGACCAGCGAACCATAGTGGATGATTGGAACAAATCGTGTAGAAACGCAAAAGAAAAAATGACTTATGAAGAATTTGCATCAACACTCAGAAAGTAAAAAACAGGGAGGTATAGTCAATGAATACAGTTTATAACGCTAATGGAGCTCAGATTGATTCCATTAAAGAATACGACATAGCCGCTGCAACAGCAGTAGCAGTAGGACAGGTAGTAAAATTAACA